GGTGTATTAACCTGAGTCTGTGCCTGATGTTCCGATACTATCCTTGCTTCTTCCCCTGTAGGCATCGGACGACGATGAGGCGGTGTTACTTGACGTTTAAGACTAACGCTCATTTTTAGTCTTTCTCCATTTTCTGGATTGGTTACAAACTTCCAGTGTTTTCCGTCTTCCAAGAAAACTTCTCCATCTGGAATTTTAGAATAATCAATCTTTTGTTTTGGAGTCCTGGTCTTAGCCGCTGGCTTCTTTGCAGCCTTCTGAGCGTTAGCAGGAGGAGACAGCGGTGTTACCACTGGCGATAACGGTTTCGTTGTTTGTGGAGCTTGCGGTTGCGTTACAGCAGTATTAGGTGTTGCACCGACAGACTGATGTTTCTCATGATAACGATCTGCCAGCCACTGTAATACAGCAATCTGAGTTTCATTAAACGGCAATTCAGCTTTTTGCTTTGGAGCAGTAGACAGGTTCAATAACACTGCCATTCGCTCGCGTGCAAATGCCCTAACTTCAGCATCTACGATCTTAGCTGCCTCTGAACCGTCTTTAAAGATACCGCCCTTAGCAAGTTGACGATAATAGCTACCAAGATTGAAGCGATGTTCTGCTTCAGCTAGCTCTTCGTCGAGGATTTCTTCTTGTTCGAGCAATTCCTCGTCGAGATCTTCTACTGGTGCTTCTTGATTCGGTGAAATTTCGAAGTCAGCGTCTAATGAATTAAATATCTTACCGCCTGCCATATCAACTTACTTATAGCGAATATATTGAGATAACGTCATTAAGCTCCACAAGATCCGCCTTTTGTTATGTCGCACACATCCGCTTGTTCCATAACAACTTCAGACATTTCGACTCCCATGTGACGAACGGCAGTAGAATATTTGACAGGTGTTAGAGGTTGTCCGCCACGTGCTCCGTCGGGATAGCAAGTAATACCTCGAAGGTCTGGTAAATACTTCATAAGCATTTCACCAAACTCACGAACACGAGAATCATTATTTAATTCTGAACCCCAAGCAGGCAAATTAATGGTCGATGAAATAGCATGATCGACATATTTCTGTAACCATGCTTGGAATGCAACACGACGTTCTACGTTTTCAGCTAATGCATAAGCATCTTCTATAGAATCTGGATTAACACCCGATTCAATCAAACGCTGAGCGGTAGGGTCGACAACGTACTGATAATGGACAACGCTACCTTTCATATAACGTCGCTTGTAAGCAATACAAAAAATAGGTTCCATACCGGTCGTGGTTTCTCCAACAATACCGATTGTTCCTGTAGGAGCTATCGCGCGTGTCTTTTTTGGACGAGAAATTTCCCATTCATCAGCATATCGCCAACTAATTTCAGTAGATTTGGTATAGATCTTTAAATACTCTTCTAATTCAGGATCAGGACCGTATTTCTTATCTTTCTTTAAGAGCCATTCATGCAGTCCCATTAATCCAAGACCAAGACGACGATTCTTTGTACGAACCAAATCTACTTTTGAATAAGGAACATCGCTATAAACAGTACCAGCCAAGAGGAACGCAGTAGATAGTTCAACTATACGCTCCATCTCTTCAAGAGATGTTATGCGAGCCATATTGATTGAACCGAGATTGCAAATATCGCTATCATCCGAGCTTGTAATTTCTGTACAAGCATTACGAAGATGTTCTCCTCGATTAGCACCACAATCGATACTAAAACCGGGCTCGGCTGTTTTAAGCATTTGACGAACAACTGCCCAGTAAATGTTATTTGCTAAAGCATGATTCTTATGTTTTTCGTCTTTGTATGCTTTGAAAAAATCGTCATCTAAGATAACACTGATATTGGTCCCATCAAGCGTAGCCGGGAAGTTATAATCCTTCTCTTTCATAGCACGGACTTCAGGTATCCAATTTTTGATTTGAACAAATTTCAAGCAATCAGGGTGATTCCAATGCAAACCTGCCCATATCGCTGAACGACGCGAACCGCCCTGCATAATCCCTCTACCAGCTTCGTTTACCATTTGCATAAGAGCTAGAGGGCCTGTAGCAGTGCCTCCGGTCTTACGGATTGGTTTCCCCTCTGCACGTACATCACTATAAACAACTCCGATACCGGCACCAGTCATAAGAGCCATCGAAGCTTTCTGCATCAGATCGGCCCAACCTTCTCGACTGTCTTCCGCTTTCATCAATAGACAATTTTGAACCTGATGGAATGGACGTCCTGAGGCATATAGATAACGACCGCCAGGAATAAACTTTCGGTCAGCTATCATTTTTTCTATTTCTTTTATAAGAGCTTTAGGAGCGTTTACCGATTTCATTACATTGGTAGCAACTCGTCTTGCAATCTCTTCCCAAGTTTCCTTGCGATTATCTACTTCGTGGGCATATTTCTGGTTCATTATTGTCTGTGCAAAAACAGACATTGTCGTCTCAGGCATTGAATTCTCTCAAATACGAAATGGCACGCTGAAGAATATCTTCTGATTCCTTAGCTTGACCAATTAAAATGTTACATTTTGAACAAAGTAAACCTCTTACATCAGAGGTGGCATGATCATGGTCTACGTGAAAATACTTTCCTTTTCCAATATAAGGTCCGCGACAAATCGCGCACAATCCGTTCTGTTTTTTCAGGATTTCATCATATCTATCAATGGTTATTCCATATTTAGATTTGTACTTACGACGTCTTTGCGATTCCGGGGTATTATGACGCTTTCGGTATTCAGCTTGTTTTTTAGGATTATTTTTACGCCAATTTTTTAAATATTGACGATATTCATCTGGATGATCAATCCTCCATTGTCGACTATGTACCATCGGAAGGAACAGCCCCCTTAAAATAGGCTAGCCCTAAGCAAATGGCATCAGCAGCATCGTTGTCTTTTACTTTCAATTTAAGATTGAAGACTTGGTTGACATGAGCGATGGCGATATGCTTCTTATTTGTTTTACCTTTTACACCAAGTTTTTTCTTCATTGCGCGAGCACCAGAATCACCACTTTCGCGCTTAGCTTTGTTGATTTTGGCGTTTATCTTCTTTTGTTCCTTCGTCATCCAAATACCAAGGACCGAACGCCAATGAGAAGTGTCAAAGTAAATAACCTTTACCGCTTCCATCATTAACTTTCTCAGAAGCTCATGATGAAGAAATTCGAGCATCTTCTGAGAATAACGATTCTTACCCTTATTCGTCTCTTCGATGACAACAACTTCGGGATCGTTTTCTTCCCAAAGGTTCTTTAAAGAATTTACGTGCTCTTCAGCTACTGTAACATAAGACCAGGGATAGCTATCTCGTTCCTTAACAGACGGTCCATCAAAATGGATCGTTCCATATTTTACAAGCTTAGGAATTGTGTCATCAACGGGACTGTCGAAAAACGCATAACCACAATGAAGAGATAAGTCGAGACAGAGAACGCGCATTAGATAAAGAAAGCCCCGCGAAATTAAAGACTCAGTATGAGATCTCGCGGGGCGTGTTTAGTTGTAGATTGTGACTAATTACTTTCGTTCGAAGATGGCGTGTGATGGTTCACAACTTGAGTTGGTCCACCCTTATCATCTAGAGCTTTCTTCATGTATTCGATCTTCAACTTATTTGTTTTGAATCCTTCACGATACATAGCGCTGGCATCTTTATATTGCTCTGCACATTCCTTAAGATGCTCGTCTTCCTTCTTTAGGCGGCGTAGCTCTGCATCATCAAGAGCGACTTTAGCAATTCGAAATTGAATTTCTTCTCGGGAAGAACCGGCAACAGCTTCTCGCCAATCTGACGGTAAATCAGCAAACGGATCTACGACCTTCTTAAAACCCTTACGTGGCATCAGTACTCCTAATCCTTACACTTCTCTTATAGCGAATTTAACACTTAGCTTTACAATCGATTTTATTAAGACCGATATAAGCTGGTCCCTTACAGCGTGGACACTTATGCGGATACCGATCATCTTTAGCCGGAATTATTTCAAACTCTATTTCATCAACTAATTTCCTGGCAGGAGCGGCATTGTAACTTCCTGCTTCAAGGGCCTTAGTGAGAGCTTCTATTGCTTCTATTGCATTCATAATAATATCCTAATTCGGCACCATGTAAGCTCCGTGAAACGTATCTACCTCTATAGGCCACGATTCATCGTCAAGCACACATACTGCAACCCTGACAGGGCATTTATAATGTTCCATGCTCAATGCGTCTATATCATCAAGCAAATACCAAACATCTTTTAAGGTCACTTCGCTGACTCGCATGTCACCGTAGATGATCTTCACATAATCACAATAAGCGTCTGCATCATCCTTTGACAGGAATAAACGCAAAAGAGATTCTTGAGGAGCTGATTCTTCTAGTCCTTGTTCTTCAGGAGACTCCGCAAAGAATATGCCTTCAGGATTCAAAATCGCATAGTACGCATCTGTCCCGTAAGCTTTTTCAAATAATTCTTGGGTTAGCATCGGATCTTTGAACGCTCATTCTTATAATCAATTTCGATAACACGATTGAACATTTCTTTAAACTCGCTCGCATGCTCAACGATGATTATCAATTTTTTATCTGAATACTGTTTGAGGATTTCTATACATCCTTCTTTTGTGACCTTATCAGAACCGTTTGCAAATGCTTCATCCAAGATTAACCATCCCAAATTAGTTCCAGTACGTTGAGCAATGATGTTACCGACAGCTAAATCAACCGCTAGCTCTATCGAAGTGTACATACCTCCTGAAGCTCCAGATTCAAGAGACCAAATCCTTCCTCCAAAATAAGCTACGGGAGTTATTTCATTACGAGTTTTTCCTTCTTGTGTTTCTCTGTTTGTCTCAAACTTCAGTGTCACTTTTGAAGCATTGGGCAAATTAGCGAGTATCCTATTAGTTTCATTAGAGATTTCTTGTAATATTTCGGCAAATATTTGACCAAGAAACCCACGCAACATTTCCAAGTAATCCGTCTCGGTTTTTTCGACCTTGAGTAATTCGGTATGTCTTAATGCTTCTTCCTTATATTTCGCCTCTGCAGAAGCGATAGTCTCTAGAGCTTGTTGACGAAGACGTAAATTTGTCTCATTGTGATTCTTTGCTTCTTGAAGAACACTTCTCTTTTGGCTAAGGTCTTCCGCAGCGACAGTTAATTCCTTCTCCCCCTCACTTAATTTCTGTCGTTTTAATTCAGAACGACTATTAATATCTTCTAGATGTTTCAAAGAAGCCGCATGAATCTCTGATTGTTTTATATCAATTTCGTGAAGGATTTTCGTCTCTGTATCTTTAAGTGTTTGAAGATTTCTAAATTGACTCTCGGCTTCTTGAAGATGACCTTCATGTCGTTTTATTTCTTGATGATTATTTTCCATCTCGATTCGAGATTTATCCCATTGACGATCACAACGAGGGCATTTGTCATCAAATAACCTCTTTATCTCTGATTGAAGACGAAATATTTCTCGTTGAGCACGCTGTATCAATAATTCAGGCTGTCCTAAACGTTGAATCCTGGAGCGACACTGCTTTAATAAATTTTGCAAACGGTCAAGCTCGGATGAATCATATTCAAATTTTATATTCTTATAGGTATCAATTTCAGTTTGCAAAATAGCTCTGTGATCACTAAGAACCCTTAAAATCAAAAGAGCGCGCTCTACCTGATGCTCTAAATCACTTGTGTCTCGCTGATTTTCAAGAGGTAGACGAGCCTTGGCTTCGTCAATCAGTTTCTTATGTAGCTCTACAATAGGTTCATGACTAACACGTTCCTTTGTTGCGACTGATAGTTTTTTAACAGCTTCTTCAATCGCTTCTTCAAGCCAATGTAATTGTAGAAGCTCCACTAGAAATTCTTTTTTTTCACTATCTTTCTTTGAAAGGAAAAGACCGAAGGTACGTTGCTTGCGATATGTCATCGCTTCACGCATCTTCTTATTCATTCCACAGACTGCATCGAGCATTTCGTTGACAGTTTTGGCACTGGTAATTTTCTTACCATTAGACTTAATCCACAGCCTATCTCCTCGATGGATAGTCATCGGACCATAAGATGTCATTAATTCTAATTCAACGAACATAGGGTCTTCGTTATGCCAGCAACGGAGATCGGTGGCTGCATAAGGGGCGCAGTCTAGTACATATGCTATAGCGTGGAATATGGTCGACTTACCGGCTCCAGACTCTCCTCGTGAATCATGATTGAAACCACGAACCAAATACAAACCCGTCTCTTCGAAGTCGATTGAATGCAATCCTTCGAATGAACGAAAATTCTGTAGAGTCAAACGGCGAAGGAAAACTGTTCCCATTCGCGCACCTTATTCTTTTGTTGGATCGATCTTAGAACGTTCTTTATGGAGTCGTTCAGCGTCTACTAAACGTTCCACGGCACGAGGCATAAGACCATTATCGAGACGTTCATAACGTTGATTGGTGGGACCGGAGGGATCACGTTCCATTGTGTTTTCATTTGCTGTAGCAGGTAAATTTGGACCATCGTTATCTCGCGCGCTACAATCTCCGCATTTTATCGGGATTTTTGCCTGCGCTGGAGAACATATACGACGTCTTTTATTACCGCATTTGGGACAAATGAAATTGTATAATGGCATTAATTCTTCTTAGACTTCTTCTTCTTTACTGAAAGCTTACGCTTAACAGGACGCTTATGGACACCGACTACTTTGAAGCTCGGTATCTTACTCACTCTATCAATTGGAGGAAGCGTTATTTCAATAGGAGGCAATACCTCATCAGGTACATCCCATAATTCTGGGTTCGGAGCAGGAGTCTTGAAGGTCTCCAATTCGGCCTTTAGTTCTGCTATTTCCTTTTCCTTCTCTTCTAATACAGTCTTATGATAAAACGCTTCATCTTCTAGTTTCGTAGCTATTTCTTTTAGAGCGACCACGATCATGTTACGGGCTGTATGAATTTTTTCTACTTCTTTTAAGTCCTTTAACAATTCGTCTTGTTGTTTCAAAGCATAAACTATATTTCCAAATGTTGGATTCCCGTCGTAATCCTCATTTTTAGGATCTATGCGCTTATGCTGAGTCGAAGCCCACTGAGCAGCGGCTTGTCCAGCACTTACAGCACTGATTTCTCCATAACTAGGCATCGTCACAGCGTGTGGACTTCCTACCATTTGCTGATATGTCTTAGGTTCCTTCTTAGGCTTAATGGTAAGCGGATCGATAAATGGGTATAGTCTATTAGGTACGTCCTTCTTATTCTTACCTGCTAAGAAATCGAAAACTTGATTACCTGTGTGATGTCTAACTTGTTTATCTTTTAAATATTCTGTTACAACGTCTAATGCCGTATTGAAAGCCACTGCTCTATCATGAGGATCGTATTCAAGATCGCCATACTTACTTTCATGTTTATAACAAGTTCTCAAATGATTAGTTTCTGCCTCTTTAAAACGTCTTTCAACTTCCATAGCAGATACAGGCTCAAGGGTGTTACGATTTACTAAATCATGAGCACACGGACCTTCGTGTCCATAATCACGAGTACAAGCAGAATATAAACCAGCAGTGTTCGGGGGAACAAATCCACACCTATCTTCAGGCATAGTTTCATCAAGAACGGATTCTGCAGCGTCCCTTATCTTTTGACTCCATTCATCACCGATCAGATCTTCTCCTGAAGAATCAGTAGGAGCACTTAGTTGATTATCCTTATAACGACGATAAGCCATCACAGCGAATAACACTAACGTCATTACCGCTATGGGAACAACTAAGAAACAAAATAACATTGCGATCATTTAAAACATACCTTTCAGAGCCCCTAAGAGGGCGATTGCTACAATTGACATTAATACTATCAGAGTATATAAAAACCAAGCTTGATTTTGAACCTTACACTGTTCACCCATCTCTCTTACAAAGATAAGTAACAATAAACAAACAGTGACTAATTCAAACGGTGTCACTTAACGCTCATTTGCCTCATTGATATTTGCGTTTCGTTCAAAATCTTGAGCGTTATGTGCTTCAGTCCTTTCAAACTGAGTATCACGATGGAATACAACGGTACCACCGAGAGTGCCTAACTGACTTGCAATAGAAATTGCATTACGAATAGCTTCCAAAACAGCTGGAGTTGAATCTAATACCCCAAGCTCGACAGGATCGCCATGACGATGCTCATAAGCATCATATACAACAGTTTTTCCGTCTCGAAGACCTTCAAGAACTGGAGATAAAATCCTTTTTATATCATTATCATTAAATCCACAATTCTTTAACAATCGATCAACCGGAACAATCAATGCCGGCTTCAATACGTTAGAGACAACAGCATCTGCATCAGACAGCAATGAACAAAGCTTCAAAAGCATCCAGCCGCCGCCAGGTAGACAACCATATCTGATTGCTCCTCGAACAGCACAAACAGCATCTTCTGCTCGGGCTGCCTTTTCCTTTAGCTCTCCGTTAGAACTGCCAACTACGTGGAGCTTAGCAATTCCACCAGTCAACTTACCGACACGTTCTTGAAGCCAGATTTTGTCTGCATCTGATTCAGGATTTCTCAACAGAGCTTCAACGTCTGCTACACGAGCCAAAAGGCGATCTTCGTATGTTTCAAATTTTTCATAGTCGACTGAGCCTTCTGGTATTTGACCTTCGGCTCGACCAATTATGATAGAACGGAAACGAGAAGATTCAAACGTTGTCAGACCGGGGCCCAAATCTTCTAGCTCTCCTCTATCGGGAGGATTAGTGATGGGGTCGAATACGACCGCTCCTGTTACAGCAGCCAAATCTTCCAGGAATTGACGCTGTCCATTCGTTGCTGCAAGCAAAGGAACGAGTAGTGGAAAAATTCGAATCGAATTAGGCTGCGTAGAAGCGTGAGCAAACGATGCTATAACCTTAGGAGAGAATCCCGTCGCAATTACTACAACATTATAGTTTCTGTAATCCGACCTAAAATTAGGAAGTGGCTGACCAGCAGCATCGTTACCTCCGTTCAATCTCATCTCCAGCTGATCTCCCACTTTCTGTAAGAGCGGAAGAATCGGCTGAACGTCATTTATCACTCCATGGTAAAGAAGAAATACAGGCTTCTCCATGACGACCTTTTGAGTGCCCGCATCGTTGATGAAAGCAGAGTAATACTTTGCACACGACTGTTCATATCCAATCGGTATAGGATATCCTTCAAGACGTTCTACTTGATAACCAGTAGGGCCTGAACGTTCCAAGATCGTTACGTTACCTTCGTCTCCGATTTCATCAAAGCATTGCATGACGGCCTCAGCAAGATCTTCTTCGTTATTTGCCGAAATCTTTGCTACAGACTTTTGTAGTTTTCTATCGTTTTTGACGACAATCGAAGATGCTTCAATAGCAGGGACGATTTGATCCCTGAATGTAGTCTCAAGAGTACGTACAACCTTCTGAGGAGAGACATGAGGATTTCTTTTACAAAAATCATCGATATATCGGACTAAAGCCTCCGATAACACCGTTGCTGTAGTTGTACCGTCTCCTGCTTCATTGGCCGTCTTTACGGCGGCATCACGAGCAGCTTCCATGATGCAATGGTCGGTCGGATCTGCCATACCAAGGGCACGCATTACCGTCACACCATCCTTCGTAATTAGAGGAGGTAGCCCATGTTCAAATCTCTCAATAAGAACAGGTTGACCGCTTGGACCAAGTGTAGAGCCGACAATCGAGCTAACAATATCCATGGTACCAAGTACACGCTTTCGAAGAGTGTTACCCTTAACGGTAATCACCTTCGAGGCTGACTTAGCCTTCTGATATTCCATTTAGGAGACCTTATCGAAGCTCGATACCTTAAACTCTCGTAGATCGTTTACGACGATTGTACGACGAGTGCCGAATCCACCAGACGAATGTCTGAAGCGATGCAGAGAAATCTCTACACGAGGCTTCTTATCATCATCAGGAAGCGTTTCTTCCTGCAGCTTGCGTAGGTAACGAGCTACTTGTCGAGGCGATACGCCTACTCTAAAATGCTCTCCCCATTCACCGATAGCCTTTGCTAAATCTTCATTCGTTCCTTCAAAGGGACGACTTTGGACTTTCGCATAGTCTTGCAAGTACTTCAGGACGACGTGTTTGTGATAATCAAATTGGCCAACCGGGCGACCACGCTTAGGTTTCTTCTCTTGGACTTCAGTAAGTAACTGAGTAGTGTCAGGAGATGTATTCAAAATTTCCTTCATGAAACTCTTATAGCGGATTTTCTTCATCCATCGTTCAGGGTCATATTGGTCAACGGTATGACGTTTGATAACATAATCTTCCACTGGGAAAACCCATTAAAAGTCGTGCCTGGTATCCTTAGATAGTTAACTGTAATAAGTAAACTTAATTATCTTAATGTAGAAACTACAGATTTACTTTAGTGTAGTACATTTAGTTTTAAACTTTAGTTACGAAAAGATTTTTGAAACTTGTAGCGAAACTAACAGATTTAAGTACCATTAAAAGATTCGCTATAAGATCAGTATGAGAATTAGTTTCATCGGGTGTCCATGTAGTGGGAAAACCACAACAGCTGCAATGACTTTTGCTTCTATGAAAGAAATTGGGATTAATTGCGAATTCATTGCAGAGCAAGCTCGTATGTATATTGCTGAACGTCGCAAGATTCTCGGACTCAAACCAGAACAGAAATTAATACTTGAAGATATCGATCAACTAGATATCATGCAAGCGCAACTTTATATCGAAGAAACATTTGATTCAGTCTGTGATAAAGGAACTTTAATAATCACAGATTCATCTCCATTTAATTCAATTTTATATATGACAAACAATGCAAGAGAAATAGCAATAAATAATAAATACATTGAAAGAGCTATATTTGGAGCCGATCTAGTATTTTACTGTCCTCCAGCAATTACAACCGGAACACTCGATGCTAACCGAATTCATGATGAACAACAATCACTCAAAATTGATGAATCGATACCTGTTATTTTGCGGACAATCGCTCCTGCAGTTTGGAAAAACATAATTTGGCTAGAAGGTGATCCCAAGACTCGTTTGAGTCAAGTGACAGCAGCCATTATGTTGCGTCGCATGACCTAATGATAACGATTACCGAGCCAACTATAGCAAGATTTGACGATAGCTACGCAGATAAAAATATTGTTGATGGAGCAAACCTAGATAGTAGAAAGCTACGTCTCCTCAAGTCTCAGTTAAAATATATTGATAAGAAGATCGAGTACGATATCAAGCGTCTTAAGTCTAGTGCTCATTGGTATGAGGGAGATAAAGAAAAAGAAGCTAAGTATAAAATCAAACTAGACTCCCTCAAGTCTGAAAAACAAAAATCCCTCTTATTTGAAGATGAACATGGTTACTACACCTATTCTGGTATCGCGCACTCACTTGCTTCTCAATTCGGAGACAGTGTCAAAGTTGGGTATCAGTTACCTTCCTTTGGTCCCTTACCCTATGCCAATAAACCAAAACACGAAGCAAGACCATATCAACAAATCGCCCACGATAAATTACTACATTCTGCCCATCTGGGACCACGTCGAGTTGAAATTGGTACTGGACTAGGTAAATCTACAATTATTCGAATGCTGATTAAGACCATCGGTCTTAAGACAGTCGTCATGGCTCCTTCAGCGAATATAGCTGATCAACTATATAAAGACTTTGTCTATCATTTCGGTAAGCGTTACGTAGGTAAGTTTGGTGATGGTAAGAAGCAATCAGATAAGCTCATTACAGTAGGGATCGATGATTCCCTTACATTGGTAGAGGAGGGAACAGAACATTGGGAAAACCTTTCAAAGGCTCAAATGTTCATAGCTGACGAATCTCATTTAGTTCCTTCTACGACTCTTGCAAAAGTATGTCTAGGGTTGTGTAAAGATGCTTCCTATCGTTTCTTCTTTTCTGCTACTCAAATAAGAAATGATGGTCTCGATTTAGTCCTTAACGGGATTACAGGAGAGACTGTCTTCTCGATGACAGTACGAGAGGGTATCGAACAAGAATATCTGTCAAAGCCTCATTTCAAGATGATTCATATAAAGTCAGATGTTGAATCAAAAACAACAGACCCTGGCAGGTTGACTCGCCAACATCTCTATTATAACAATAAGGTCATTCAGACAGCAGCTAGTTTAGCTAATATGTACGTGAAGGCTTTGAAACGTCCAACGGTCATTCTAGTAGAAGAGCTAGAACAATTTACGATGCTCCTGCCTTATTTGAAATATCCGGCTCGATTTGCCCATGGTCCTTTGAATGATAAAAGAAAGAAACTCATACCCAAAGAATACCATGATGACGATCCTACTGAATTAGTAAATTTGTTTAATGAAGGTAAAATCCCTATTTTGGTTGGTACGTCATGCATCGCTACGGGTACGGATTTACAAGCTGTAGAAGCTCTGATTTATTTACAGGGTAAGTCGAGTGAAATAAAAACGAAACAAGCTGTAGGTCGAGCAACTCGTGGAGGCAAGAAAAGCTTCGTCTTTAATCCTTGGACTGAAAAACAAAAGCTTGATTGTATCTATATCGACTTTGTAATCAATAATGTGGAATTGGTAAATCGTCATTCATATATACGTAAGGGATACTATAACGAATTATATGGGCCGGTAATAGAAGTGGATATGTAATGAGTGACGACACGCATTTTAGACAATTCGCTGTTACGTTAGAAAAGTCTATAGAGAAATATGGCGATATAGATAATTTCAACAAGCGTCAACAGCAACAGATAAAGAGCTTGATTGCTCTTGAGAGCGATTTCCGTCAGGCTCTTATTGATCACAGTCTTGGCAACAGAATGTATAAGGCTTTCGTTCGTTATATTAACGTCTACAAGCATAACATACTAGCTGCTCGTCCCTTCTTCCGTGAACGTCAGAGGATTTTCACTCGTTCTATTTCAAAAGCTTTGAAGACCGGTGATATTGAAAAGTTACAAAAGTTCCGTTTCAACTTTACATTTGTTCAATTCGTACTTGGTTCATATCCTTGGCGACCGAATTCAAAGGTGGCAAAGATTGCGAGGGAAATAGTCAAATTACGTTGGGAGTTGGTGACTTTAAATTTGCCGCTTGCTATCAGTCGTGCTCGTATATTCTTTAGCCGTACGCCTCGCTCTCATCTTGATTACATGGATCTGGTCGATATCGCTTGTGAGGGATTGATGAACGCTATAGATAAATTCGTTCCTTCAGCAGAAGCTGGTGCATTCCCTTCGGTTGCTATTCAACGTATGACGGGTAATTTCATAGAAGAATACTCAGAGACTAAAATTCACTTCTATCCAGTCGACAAGAGAAAGATCTATAGGGCCAATAAAATCCTCGGTCGTAATGGCGAAGTGATTATCGAAGAGTTAGTAAAAAGGGTCAATTTAGGTGTTGAAAAATCTGGACGTACTAACGCCGATGAACTTTCCGGCCTCTTAGCGGCTCAGTCTTGTATCAGCATGGAGAATAAAATCCAAGCCAATGAGTTTGGAAAAGACGAAGTCAAGATCGAGGAGCACTTTGAGGCACCCTCTGAAACGCAACCAGACGTGATATGCGAGGAGATGGACTCCATGGTGTCACTCGCACAGGCTATTTCTCAACTAACGCCTCTGGAGCAGAAGATCCTAAAGCTTCGTGGTGTAGATTTACTACAATAAATTCGCTATAAGATAAGTACGATGATTACGATTAATGATTGGATAGCAACTACTCCGTTTCCTTCTGTTAATGTCAAGACAGTTCACCATCGTGGCGTTGCTTTGGCAGAGCAACAGACGAAGCTCACTGAATTAACGGTTTTGTATACAGCGGCATTAAAGGATGGTCGAAGTTTAAATCCTGGGGATAAGGTTTATGTCAAAGGCGATGCGATGAAGCATCAATGGTCTGGTGATATTCTTACTACGGAAGATGATACGAAGTATATCTTAGTGCCTATTGCTATCGTCGTAGCTATCAAAGAGAAGGTGTAGTGAGATTACTTGTTGTCGGTGATTACCATGCTGAACCTTCAGATCTTGATGATTGTCGTCGTTTAGCTGACTTTATTGTCAAGATAGCGACAGAAAATCAAGCTGTCGTTTTATTGATGGGTGATCAATATCATACTCATGCAATAATACATGCTGAGGTTCAACTTTTTTGGATTCTATTCTATCAGAAGTTGAAAGACGCAAATATACCATCGATTTCCCTTATAGGAAATCATGACCGTCCAGGATCTGCCCATTCGAAAGCAACCGCTATGCTGGCTCATCAGCATCACACAAGAGTTGTTCATCAGCCGACAGGGTTTTTAGAGACGCATCCACTGTGGATGTTCGTTCCGTATATGGATGACCCTGAAGAATTCGTAAAGGTCTGTAATAAGTCTCCAATGGTTCATACTGTTTTTTGTCATCAGACATTTAATGGAGCGGCTTATGATAACGGATTTTACGACAAACACGGTGTCGACCCCAATCTTATTCCACAGAAACAAGTAATTAGCGGTCATATACATAAACCACAAGAATTCTCGAAAGTCTGGTATGTCGGCGCTCCTCGTTGGCGTACCTTGTCGGACGCTAATACTGAAAGAGCTATATGGCTCATTGACTTTAATCCTGATGGCACAATTGCAAAAAGAACACCTTTCGATACTGGCACTGTCTGTAGGAAGATTTGTACCTTTGACGATTGTGAAACGGGTGGAGATTTACCTCCCAAGTACCTCGATCCGGCTCACGAATGGAGAGTTGATATATATGGCTCAGCTGAATGGATCGATAAGCGTTCTGCATTATACCGAGCGATGGGATGTAAAGTCAGAACATTCCGTACCGAGCTACAACAACCTAAGGTTAAAGAGTCTGATGGCGTTGTAGTCGCATTTCAAAAATGGGTTGAAGATTATCGTCCTCAACATGGAACAGATAAAGAAGATCTAAAACAAATATTGAGTGAGAGAGTGGAATTTGGCAAGTAGTCTAGAAAATAAAGGTAACGCTTGGGAGCAATTGCAGGCTCTAAAGGTGTTAACGTTTGAGACTGGGGTTGTTCATCAAGCACAATTGGATCAACTTCGATTATGGGGTCGTGTAGCTTTTCAATTCGTCCCTAAAGAAGGATTTGAATGTCAGGTTGATACCGACCATCAAGATGTTCATTACGTCCTTAATGGAGGTAAGCTCTTTAAGGAACCGTCGTGGTTTAGTTTTAAAAAGAAAGAATTCGATTTTGATTGGCTAGTAGGAATCATCGCTGGACTCGATCGTTCAATACACGATTTGTTAGGACCGGAATGGAGACTTCTTGTAACTCATAATGGGAAACTCGAATATGAGGGTGGGCGAGAGAAGACTATAGAAGAGATGAAACATGAGCGTAGAGAATACCAAAAAGAACGAAATAGAACTGGCCGTTAAGCTAGATGAGCGTGAAGAACAGGCATTAGTTAAGTGGCAACACAGCCAGCATCCAGCTATCGCTCCTGAGACTCAGGCTCGTTTATTTCGTCTTTATCTTAATGGTAAGTCGACTCATGAGATTCATCGTTTGAATCAACAATTCAGTCTTGGTCAGATCGTTAATGCCAAGATTCAAGGTAAATGGGATGAACGTGTAGAGCAACATGTCGATGAATTGCTTAATGGCGTGAAAGCTCGTGTACAACAAGTTACTCTTGAATCTATAGACTTTGTTGCAGATTTGATTTCAGCAGCTAATAAGCTCTACGGTGAAAGAATTAAAAGATATCTACAGACAGAGAATCCTGAAGATTTAGGTGATCTACAGATATCAAGTCTAGATGGATACCGAAAAGCAATCGAGTTGCTTCAAAAACTTACTGGACAAGATAAACAACAGAAGGGCGAAGTGACTGTTCTTCATAAGGCTGATGAAAGTATGCAGCAAGTATCTGAGAAGGTACTTCATTCGTCAGATGAAGCTGCAAGAGTGTTAGAGCTGCTGGTTGCAGCTTCAAAGGTTAAAAAGGAATAGATATGAACGAACGTGATTTTTGTTATTGGCTTCAGGGATTTTTTGAGCTTGACGGTGGTGATGATCAAGCTCGTCAGGGATTAACTAAAGAACAAGTTGAAATGATCAAAGAACATCTTGCTCTTGTTTTTAAGAAGGTAACAACACCTAAAACGGAGAAAACAAAATCCAGAGGATCAGCTTCGTAGAAATATAGATCGACTTTATTGTCATCACACTGGATCGAATGTTCGACTTTGTTAAGAGATTCTTTTCATGGTTAATGCTATGGATTAGTATTGCTATGATTTGGAGTAAGTATGTGTCTTTGGTAACGGGGGCACAAATTATTGATTTTGTCCGTTTTGTTGTTCATTACGTAGCGGCTAGTTTCTTATGGATAGAGAATAAGCTGTCTAAGGCATATGATTGTTTGATGAAGTAAATGGAATCTGATGTAGCTGAAGAAATGCTTAAGCGACGTGTTCTTTTTACACCACTTCGCACTAAAGAAGCTCTCCATAACTGGATTAAGGTATTTCTAAACGTAGAATTACCTGATGCTATTGTTGCGGATGAAGGACCCAATCCTTCAAATTGTTCTCCTATGGAGATGGTATGGCGTCTTTATGATATGTGCTTGAATAATAGGACTGGGCAGACGCCGAGAGTTATGGCTTATGCTAGTCGAGATTCATTTAAGACGTTAGGAGCAGCTATATTCGAAGTTCTTTGTATGCTTCATCTAGATAGAACTGTAGGACACTTGGCCGCTGTTACCGACCAAGCCATTAATGCTCAATTGTATGTTAAAGGATTCTTTGATTTACCATTACTAAAGGATTTTAAGCTCGGAGACTCTGTAGAAAAGACAGACATAATCCGTTATCAACATAAGAAGACTAAAGATAGTATATCTACTATTGAGTGGTTAGGGTTAAAACCAGAAGACCGTTCTTTTTATAAGAAGATTCATAATTGGATTAAGATCGTTGTTTGTACTATGCGAGGAGCTAACGGTCTTCACGCTAACGTGCTAGTTATCGACGAAATCGATGTTGTCCAAGACCCTCGTGCCTATAAACAAGCTCGTTTCATTCCATCTCCTCGTGATGGCAAAGAGCCCTTGACTCTCTTAACTTCAACTCGAAAGACTGGTACTGGATTAGTACAGGCTGAATTGGATAGTGCAGAGAAAACCGGTCTTACTGTTTGGCATTGGAATATATTAGACGTAACTGAGAAGTGTCCTACTTCACGTCATCGTCCAGATTTACCTAAGTTAACGATTTATCGTTCAGACGATACCTTACTTTCTCTTGGCGAGGATGAATGGAAGAGTCTATCAGACGATGAACAGAAGAAGTATGCAAAGGATGAGGATTGCAATGCTGGATGTTTGAAGAATTGTAAGATTTATTCTGTCTGTAGAGGGAAGTTGGCTACGAGACAGACTAAAACAGCTGCTGAGACTAATACATTACGTAGTATTGTCAATACACAGAATCGTTTCGTTGAGAATTCTACTGACGAAAACTTGCTTAAAGCAGAAATGCTCTGTTGGCGACCGTCTACAGAGAATTTGATTTATCCTCGTCTTAATTCAGAAATTCATAAGATCACTGCTGCTCAAATGGCAGAAAAGATTCTTGGAGAGCCTGTACCAGCTAATTATACGAAGCAGCAACTATATGCTCTATGCATACAACGCGATATGCAATTCTATTGCGGTATGGACTGGGGATATACACACAATTACGTTGTCGTTGTCGCTGTTCGTGACGGTGCACGTATGTTTATTATTGATACGTGGTCACTAGGAGAGATGGACGATGGACAGAAGATAGACTTTTGTACTCGTAGAATTAAACATCTCAAGCCAATCATCTTTGCCGATCCTGAAGCTCCTCAGACGATTAAGCAATTCAAGCGAGCTGGTTTTACTATGCGTGATTGGCAAAAGGGCAAGGGATCAGTACAAGGTGGTATTGAAGCTGTCCGTTTAAAATTGTGGCCGGTTATGGGTCGAGAGCCCCAGTTGTATTTTTTAAGAGGAGATCGAGGAGTCGATTACCTGTTTGAGATGCTACAAAAATGGCACTGGGTTGAAGATAAAGCTGGACGTCTTACTGATGAACCAACAGATGTTGGTAAAGACGAACCTGACGCTCTTCGTTATCTAGTTATGAACGTTTACGCCCCTGGTGGAAGATTAGTCATTCCAAAAGAGGACGAACGCCCTGCTCCTCCGTTGTTAAATGAACCTCAATATACGATGGAAAATTGGGCTCGCCAGATTATTGCAGAACAGACCGGTGGGTTTGATGAAGACGCTTCTCTTTCGGATGTACCGACGAAAGGTAAGAAGGGGAATTTTATTTGGGACTTGGGTTAAAGCACAATCTTCCTCTAAAGGACTAATAATATGCAAGGCACACTTACTATTCAGACCCGCACCCTCGGCTTTGCGGATCCTCAAAATCCGGGTAATGACCCATTAAAAAGAACGGTTGATTGGGCGTCTACGATTACTATTCCGGCGAATAATGCTACCGCTCAGCCTTATACAATAGATCCTGGTGCTACTCTTTCTTTATTCAGTGGCTCGCGTACGATTAGTGCTGACGGTACAACGCAATGGACATTGACGTTAAGTCCTCTCGCTTCGAATCGTTATAGATTTACTAATAATGCTGGTACCGCTCCTGCTCTTCGTACTGATAGAGCATTAGCTCTTAATACGCAAACCGTAACGGTTGTAGTTAATTCAAATCAGACGGCTACATTTACGGCTTCTGGTGGTGGAGCATTCAGCGCAGTCGTTGCCGGCGATACTTTCTTCATCCCCGGTGTTTCAACTGGTGATACAGCAGGCCCGTTCAATGCGTTAAATGAAGGTGTTTGGGTCGTATTGTCTTCAACCGGTACTGTACTACAAGCAGCACGTCCGACCGGAACAGCTTTCCAGGGATTCGCTCAGGGTCCTATTACCATAACATCGAATATCCAAGTTCAGGCATTTAGCGCCGCTGGCGTTCAAGTAAACGATGGCGTTTATATTAGTGCTGGATTCCCGACCGCAGTATTGACTCATTTTACAGTCATTGCAGTTAATCCAAAATGGTTTGAGATTTTGAGCAACGCTCCTCTTCCGGTAACTTCTATTGCTACTCCTGGAGCAAACGGTATTCAATTCTATAATCGTGCAAAGCGTCGTATTGAAGTATGGGCTGACCAAGAATGTGTTGTTCAAGTAAATGGAGATGCAGGATTGTCGAATAAGGTTTCTCCATGGCAAGCAGCCGATGTGACTCAGATGGGTTCTTACATTAAAGACGGATTAACATTCTCTGCTACCGTCGTGAATATGTCTGTTTTGCCTTTGAACGTTCTTTATATTTCTGCTGAATAAAATGAAGTCCAATTTAGAACAAACATCTCTTACACGAGCAGTGCTCGAAGCGCTAGGACAAACACGTCCTAGACGTGAAAAGCCGCGTGATGTCACGTTTCATTTAGATCCTCAAACAGAGCAAAATCTCCATAAGGCAGAAGAGTCACCGACTCTTATGAAGTCTGTACTCAATGCAATGAATAAGGACGAGTTGGTAAGACTCGCCTTTGAGACAGACCCTTCACAAATAACTCAATATCAGTCGCTTTATAAAAATAAGATGCGACTTATTCCTGATAAGCTTCTCAAGAGAATCGCTATTCAGGACGACTTAGTTGCTTCTATCGTACAAGCTCGTCAGGCTCAAATGTCGGCATTCGGCCGTCCACGTCCAGACCGTTTCTCAACTGGTTTTATCATTGAAATGCGTCAAGAAACTAACGAACGTATTGAGATGTTAGAAGAGCAAGACAAGCAGGAGAAGAAAAAGGAATTACAGAAGCGTATGGCTGATATCACCAAGCGTCTAATGACATGTGGTGATCCAGATGCTCTTGGTGAAGACGACCAGTTAACGTTCCCTCAATACATTTCTATGAGCGTTCGTAACTCTATTGTAGTAGGTAGATTGGCGACTGAAGTTATTTGGGCTGACGGCAATGACGGCAAGAAGCATTTCTCTTGTTTCCGTGTAATTGATGCTGGTACTATTTACAGGGCAGCTCCTCAGCGTGCTGCTGCTGAACAAGTACGTCGTCAAGCTCGTTTGCTCTTAGAGCAGATAAAGAATAAGAAGCTTGTACCAGAACGTTATCAGAATGACGAATATTCATGGGTACAAGTTATTGACGATCGTCCAGTACAAGCCTTTACTTCAAAGGAATGTATAGTTCACAATTTCTATGAGGTTCCTGATGTTGAATTGGACGGATACCCAGTTACCCCGCTCGATAACGTTATATCGGCTGTTACTACTCACA